TATATGATAATATTGCTGCAAACACACAAGGTTTGGTAGGTACTAGTTATGATAATATGATTGATTTATTAGGAAATGCTGAACAATACCAATTTAATGTATTATTTACTCCTGGATTATTAAATGATACTCATACAGCACAAGTAACAGAAATCATTACTAACACTATCTCTAGAGGAGATAATTTATATGTAACTGATTTAGGTGTATTTGGAAGTACAATTGGAGAAGCAGTAACACAAGCTAATACTAGAGATACTTCTTATGCTGCAACATATTGGCCTTGGGTTCGTATCATTGACCCAGCAACAGGAAAACATGTTTGGGTACCAGCTTCAACTGTAATACCAGGTGTATATGCTAATAACGATAAAGTAGCAGCTCCATGGTTCGCACCAGCAGGTATTAACAGAGGTGGACTAAACACAGTATTACAAGCTGAATTAAAATTATCACAAGGTAATAGAGATACATTATATAGTAATAACATTAATCCAATTGCAACATTACCTAAACAAGGTGTTGTAGTATACGGACAAAAAACATTACAAAAATCTCAATCTGCTCTTGATCGTGTGAATGTTAGACGTTTAATGATTGAATTGAAAAATTATATCCGTCAAATTGCTGATACAGTAGTATTTGAACAAAATACAATTGCAACACGTAATTCATTTGTATCTAGAGTATCACCATTCCTAGAAGGAATCCAACAAAAACAAGGATTATATGCTTATAAAGTTGTTATGGATGATACAAATAACGGACCAGCAGTAATTGATCAAAATCAATTAGTAGGACAAATTTACATCCAACCAACACGTACAGCTGAATTTATATCTCTAGATTTTATCTTACAACCAACAGGAGCTGAATTTCCTGGATAAAAAATAGAAATATTTAATATTTATAATAAAAGAAACTAAAATAATAAAAAATGGCAATTTTAAATCCAAACGAAATATTTTACACGGCGTTTGAACCTAAACAAAGTAACCGTTTTATCCTTTATATGGATGGAGTACCATCATATTTGGTTAAAGGTGTAGGTGCTGTATCGTTAACACAAACTGCAGTTGCTCTTAACCACATCAACGTTCAACGTTATGTAAAAGGAAAAACAATTTGGAACACTATCCAATTTACAATGTATGAGTCAATCACACCAAGTGGAGCTCAAGCAGTAATGGAATGGGTACGTTTAGGTCACGAATCTGTAACAGGTAGAGATGGATACTCTGATTTCTATAAAAAAGACATCACATTCAACGTAATCGGACCTGTAGGTGATATTGTTTCTGAATGGATTATTAAAGGAGCTGTAATTACAGAAGTTAACTTTGGTGATTATAACTGGGATGATGACGGAACACCAGTAAATATTCAAGTAACAGTTCAACCAGATTACTGTATCTTAAATTACTAAGAAATACAAATTATACAAGAGCTCCAAAGAAATTTGGAGCTTTTATTTTTCTATTATATATTAACGAATAAACACGTTAATTAAATTAGACTATACAATATTTATAGCATATACCATTATATGAAATTAAACAATTTACGTACGCTAGTAAAAGAAGAACTAAATAAAGTTCTAAACGAGGAATACCAAGACAAATTTAAAATGGTTGGTATGCTTATTACTAATATTAAACAACGCCCTCAAAAAGAAATATTTTCTGATATCCGCTCAATTCCAGGAATCACAGTAGCATCTGTAAAAGAACCTATGGAATATAGTGAACAAGATACTGAGAAATTCCAATCAATAATGACTGTAAAAGTTGATGGTCATCCTTGGATTACAAAGGGTGGATTTGATCGTTCAAAAATGGACGCTATTCGTAAAGAAATATTAAAAGTAGAAGGAGTTTTAACATATAATGTAAATCCTGATAATATTACTTCTATTTAATATATGTATATAGGACAATTAAGTTATAATAAATAAAAATTATGGAAGAATCAAAATTTAAAATGCCAACGGAAATCGTTGAGTTACCATCTAAAGGTTTACTTTACCCTGAAGATTCTGAGTTAGCAAAAGGTGAAATTGAAATTAAATACATGACTGCTAAGGAAGAAGATATCCTAACAAATCAATCATATATTAGAAACGGTACAGTATTAGATAAACTATTAAAATCAGTAATTGTATCTAAGATTAATTTTGATGATTTATTAATTGGTGATAAAAATGCCATTATGATTGCTGCTCGTATCCTAGGATATGGCTCAGAATATTCATTTGATTATAATGGAGAATCCCAAATAGTTGATTTATCTCAAGTTGAAAACAAACCATTAAAAGAAGAATTATTTGCTAATCGTATAAACGAATTCTCATTTACTCTTCCAAAATCAAAAAACCACATTACATTTAAACTTTTAACACATAAAGATGAACAAGATATCAATCGTGAATTAGAAGGTTTAAAGAAAATTAACAAAGATTCATCCCCAGAAATGTCTACTCGTTTAAAATACATGATTACCTCAGTAGAGGGGATGAGAGATAAAAAAGATATTCGAGAATTTGTTGATATTGCTTTATTAGCTCAAGATTCAAGATCACTTAGAGAATACATCAAAACAATCCAACCAGATGTTGACCTAACATTTTTTCCCAGTGAAGGGAGCGATAGAGTCAATATCCCAATTGGGATTAGCTTTTTTTGGCCTGATATCTGATAATATCGCTCCTGCTAGAGCATCCCTATTTAATCAAATCCATCAAATAGTATTTCATGGTAAAGGAGGTTATGATTGGCATACTATTTATAATATGCCAATTTGGCTCCGTCGTTGGACTTTTAATGAAATTAAAAATCATTATGAAGAAGAAAAAGATGCTGCCCAAAATCATGGAAAAGCAGGAAATGGTAAACAGACTGTAATTAATTCTGATGGTACTATAAAAACACCTGAATTACTTCAAAAAGCCGCTAACTCTAAAAAACCCATTAAGTATGGTTAAAAATGTTAACCTTTAATATTTATAATAAAAATATTTTTAATTATGGCAGTTAACGATGATGCTAAAGAATTAGGTGGGATTTTAGGGGAAATTAAACGTGCGATTGAAGATTTAGATGGTGGATTTAAAAAAGGATCTAATTCTTTACAATCTATAGTAGATATTGCTAGTCAATATAATGATTATCAATCTAATTCTATCAAACTTAATTCTGAACAATTATCTCAACTTTCTAAAAAATTAAAAAATGAAAAATCAAGTTTAGAATCATCTCAACAATCTCTTCAAAATTCAATAGCCCAAAATGCTCAAGAAAAATTAAAATTACAATTACAAATAAATTCTTTAAAAACCCAAAGATCAACAAAATCCGAAGTATCTCGCTTACAAAAAGAATATGATAATATAAATAATACTTTATATGAACAAGAAACTTTATTTGAACAGATAAATGATGTTTTAACAGATACCAATAATCAAATTAGTGAAATAGAAAAAGGATTAGATAGAGCTGCTAAAAATGAAAAACTTAATGAACGTTTTGGATCACTAAATTCAAAAGCCGAAAAATTTGGGAATATACTAGGAATATCACTTACATTTTCAGGATTATTAAGTATTCTTAAAGAAACAGATAAAGTTTTAGCTGATTTCTCAAAATCAATGAATATGACCTATTCTGATTCTGTTAAGCTAAAAAAAGAATATGGGGAAATTGCAAAAGCATCAGGAGATGATGCTCTTAACTCAACACGCTTATTAGAAACCCAATCAGCTATTGGAGAGGCATTAGGTACAAATGCAAAAATTAATGAAGCAGATTTAAAAACATTTACAAAATTAAGAGTACAAGCTGGATATACTAATGAAGAATTAATGGGTATCCAACAATTATCTTTATTAAATGGAAAATCATTAGAAAAAAATACATCCGAAATTTTAGGGGGCGCTAAAGCATATGCTTCTCGTAATAAAATGGTTGTAAATGAAAAACAAGTATTAAAAGAAGTTTCAAAAGCATCCGCTGCTTTAAAATTATCTTTAGGAGGTAGTACAAAAGCCCTTGCTGAATCTGTAGTAAAAGCTAAACAATTTGGTTTGACTTTAGAACAAACTGAAAAAATGTCTCAAAGTTTATTAAATTTTGAGGATTCAATTGAAAGTGAATTAAGTGCAGAATTATTAACGGGTAAAAACCTTAATTTAGAAAGAGCCCGTGGTTTGGCCCTTAATGGTCAAACAGCAGATGCCGCTGCGGAAAT